TTCTACCTTTACATTACCTTCTACATTATATGTGTCTGATAAATCTGCAAATAGGATTGGAATAAAAACTGGTATTGGAACAATGTTCTCGGATGTTTATTTCCGTAGCGGTGGTGATAATTTTGATAATTATACTTTTGAGAGTAATTATCTTCAAGTAACAGGAAAGGTAGAAAGAATTAAAACAACTGTATCATTATCCACTTCCCACAATTTAAAAAGAGATGATATCATTGATTTAAATATCAAACCAAATTTATCTGTTGGTATTGGAACTTCTACAGCAGTTGTTTTACAAAGACAGGATAGTACAGGTTATATTTTAGTCAATCCTATAGGATTTAATTCTACAGGTATTAATACTATCACTAATGAATTGACTTTAAGTTCTCATGCATTAACAACTGGGGATAAAATAGCCTATTCTGCGGATCTTTTCCCAAGTGGAATATCCTCTACAAGTTACTATGTTTATAAAGTTGATGAAAATACAATACAATTATCAGCAACTTCTGTTGATGTAAATAGCAATCCTCCAGTTACCGTAGGGTTTGGATCTACTGGTGGAGTTGATCAAATTATTTCACAAGTAAACCCACAACTTTCAACTCTAAAAAATAATAATTTAGTTTTTGATTTATCTCATTCCTCATTGAAAGATTATGAATTTAAATTATATTATGATAATGAGTTTAAGAATGAATTTGTTTCTACTGCTTCTACAATATTTGATGTTGTAGGATTTGGAACTGTAGGAATTTCTACTAATGCTACTTCTACCATTAATTACGATAATACATTACCACAAAAATTATTTTATAATATAGAAAAATCAGGATTTATTAGTACCACAGACACTGATTCTCCCAATTATTCAGAAATAATCTTTACTGACAGTTCTTATATTTCTTCTTATAGTATTATTGGAGTGGGTGACACAACCTTTGATGTATCATTAAAAGAAATACCTGAAAAACTATCTTACAATCCTTCTGAGTGTGACTCTTTAGAGTATACTACTTCGTCTTTAACAGCAAAAGGTGGTATTAATAATGTCAGTATTTTATCTGGTGGAATTAATTATCAAAAATTGCCAAATTTTGTTGGATCTTCCTCTACAGAAGGAACAGGTGGATCTATTGTTGCTAAATCAACCAATGTTGGTAATTCTAATAAAGTAAGAATTATTAATGAGGGATTTGAATATTCTTCTGATAAGACATTACAACCCTCTGCTTATATCTCTCCACTTATTGTTATTGAAAATTCCAATACAGTGGGTATTATTACAGTAACTTCTGGTGGAAATAATTATATAATTCCTCCTCTTATTAAAATAATTAATCCTACTACCAGAGAGATAATTAAAAATGGTCTTCTTGAAGCAGTATTAACTAATACTACAATATCTAGCGTTGATCCTATAGTCCTTCCAAGTGGCCTTCCTAGTGGTGGAATAGAATTATTTGCTATACAAAATACTAATGGAGTTTCTATTAGTACCATTTCTTCTAATTCAACTGGAATATTTACATGTTTTATAAACACTCCTTCAGCAGGATTTGGAACAGCACCTTTCAAGGTTGGTGATGAAGTATTTGTTGAAAATATTGTACAGTATGATCCTGTTAGTGTTGGTGGTTCAGGATTCAACTCTCCAGATTTTGGATATAGATTTGCTAAGGTTAGTGCATATACGGTAGCTGCAACTGGAAGTAATGATTCAGTCACTATAGATTTAGCAGGAATAAGTACCAATACTGGTATAGCAGTTACAGATCAATCTAACATACCTTCTCTTATTAACAAAATTAATTATCCTACATTTGTATCTAATTTAGTTCCATCTTTCTTCAATACAGGTGAAAAAATTATATCTAACGATATTGAAAGAGATTTAATTATTACAAGTACTGAAAGTGACTATATTAAAGTTTCTGGTACTTATAGATTGAGTGTTGGAGAAATAATAACAGGAAAGGATTCAGGTACTACAGCTACTATTAATAATATCACTGAGAATTTTGGTAGATTTTCAGTAAATTATATGGTTAAAAAAGATATTGGATGGTCTGATGATATTGGATCATTGAATTTAGATACTCAAGTTACTCCTAATAATGATTATTATCAAAATATGTCATATACTGTTCAGAGTACCCGTACTTTTGATCAATTAAGGAGTCCTGTTTCTTCTTTACTCCATACTAGTGGTCTTAAGAATTTTGCTAATACAGGAATTACATCAACATCATTAGTTGGAATAGGTAGTACAGATTTTTCAATTTCTGTTCAAGATATTATTGGAGATAATAGAGTAGATACAGTTTATAATTATGCATATGCTTTAGATTTAGGATCTGGAAATTCGTCTAACGCTATAAAAACACCAAATAAAGTTTTTACTGCATATACTTTAGCTAAAAGTAATGAAGTTTTAAAAATTGATAATATTAAAGATCAATTTTCCAATTTATCAAGTGATTTAACGGATTATCTTAATATTTTACAAATAGATTCTAATATCTCATTTAAGAATATCTTATTTAGAATTAGTAATTTAGATAATACTGATGTTCAACTTACAGAATTGGTATTGTTGAATAATGGATCCAATTCTATTCTTTTACAAAAAGGTGATTTAGAGGATGAAGGCCCTATTGGATCATTTGACATTGAAAGCACTGGATTGGGTGAGAACTATTTAAGATTTACTCCTTTACCTAATAGTCTTGATTTTGATTATGATATCAAATCACTTGAATTAGATTTTTTAAGTAATACAGGTATTGGAACTCAATCATTAGGATTTATTAATCTTACAGGAGCTGTTGGAATAGCTACAGTTGATAGTGTTCTGGGAGTGACTACATCTTCTATTATAAGTGTAGATTCTACCAAATATAATTCACTACATGTAAAAACACATCTAGTTAATCAAACAACATCTCAGATGAATTATGTTGAATTATATGTTACTCATGATGGAACTGATACTTATATTGCAGATTATTATGTAGATACTCATAGTGAGGTAACGAGTTATTCTGAAACTTTAATGGGGTCATTTAAAGGTGATTTGACTGGATCAATATTCTCTTTACAATATGTAAATAATTTAACTGATGAAATTAAATATAGTTCCAGTGTAGTTGGTTTTGGATCAACTTCAAGTGGAACTGATACGTATAGATTCTCATCTCCTAGTGAACCAGTAGGTTCTGAAAGAAGTTTGATTTATCAATCAAATTATGTTGTTGGTGTAGGAACTACTACTGCTGTTATTTTAGATAAGTCTTTATTTAATGCAAGCAAATCTATAGTTGAAGTAAGTGTTGGTTCTACTAGAGCTGTGCATCAACTTATGATGAATCATGATGGTACAGATGTTTATATTCAACCCGGACCAATTCTTTCTAATGCAGGGGATATTGAAGTTGATACACGGTTAGGAATTGGAACTTTTGGTGCTGAATATGTTTCTAATGACTTTGTATTAAAATTCTATCCTGAGACTGAATTTATAACTGATAATATCCAAGTTTCTTCTTTAAATGAAGTTTTATATACAGAAAATGATTTTAGCAATTCTTCTAATGTACCAGATTTAACATATGGTTCAGCAGTACAATCATTTAATTTATATTCGTTTAATGCACCTAATGGTTCCCGAATTAATAAAAGTAATTTTGTTTTAAAATCAAATAATACTCCTATTTTTGCTAAAATATTCAATCCTGCTGATTCTACTGTTATCGCACTTAGTGATACTAAATTTAATATTGATAATCATTTCTTTAGAACTGATGAAGAATTAATTTACACTCCTAGATCTACATTTGTTGGTGTAGGATCCACTCCAATGTTATATCAGAGTTCTACAGGAGCTATTGATCAATTACCGTCTTCAGTTTTTGCTATTAGGGATAGTGCTGATACTTTTCAAATATCTACAACTAGAGGTGGAAGTGCCGTTACTTTTGTGGGAATTGGAACAGGAAATGCCCATCAATTTGAAATGGCAAAGAGTAATACAAAATCTATTATTACCATTGATAATGTAATTCAGTCTCCAATAGCTTTTGTACCGTTGTCATATACTTTAGAGAATAATACTGATGATGCTAGTACTGGAATTAGTACCACAAGAACTATATTCTCTCTAAGTGGAATTTCATCATTAACTTCTTCTGATATAATAAAAATTGATAATGAATATATGAAAGTTATTAATGTTGGTGTTGGAGAAACTACTGTTGGTCCAATAGTCGGTATTGGTACTACAAATCTTGTAGAAGTTGAAAGAGGATTTATTGGATCGGCTTCAACTAATCATACAAATTCATCGACTATTAATCTTTACAGAGGATCTTATAATATTGATGGTGAGGAGATATGGTTTACTGATCCTCCTAAAGGAAATCCTCAATTAATCAAGAATTCTAGTAATTTAAATTATGCAACTTCAGATTTTGGGGGAAGAGTTTATTTAAGAGATAATTATGATACTAATCAGGTCTATGATGATATTTCAGATCAATTTACTGGAATTGGTGAAACATATACCTTAACGAATACAGGAGTTAATACTGTAGGACTGGGAACTACTGGGGGTAATGGGTTATTATTAATTAGTAATATTTTCCAATCACCTACTGCTGATAATAATCCTTCCAATAATTTCCAAGTTCAAGAAGATATAAGTAGTGGAATAAGTAGTGTAAGATTTACAGGTATTAGGACATCTAGTGATGATCCAGTTATTATTAGTGATATTGATGTAAATCAAAATGAATTGCCGAGAGGGGGTTTAATTATTTCTCTCGGATCTACACCAGGATTGGGATATGCACCAGCAGTAGGAGCACGAGCATACTTAGAAAAAGATTCTAATGGAATTATCACTAATGTTGTAGGTATTGCTACTACAGGGCCTGCTATTTCTATTACTACCTCCACGTATAATAATGAAACTGGTGTATTACAAATTACTACACAAGAAGCACATAATTTTGAAGCAGGTATCATTGCTCAAGTCAAGTTAGCTGGTTTAGCATTTACATGTCCAGATGGGTCTGGTATTACTACAACTATATTCCCAGAGTCACCTGTAGGATTTGGAAGTACAAGCATTGATTACAGCATATTAAGTATTGGATCTACAAATACCTTTACGACTAATGTTGGTGTTAGTACTATTCCTCATACTTATAATAGTGGTGGATCAGTAATGCCTTGGTACGGAAATGCAACTATTGGTTCGGGATATACAGGATCTACTATTTCTATAGGAGTAACAGATGTTTCATATATTCACACATTTGTAAGTGGAGTTTCTACAACATTATATGTTACTAGTTGGTCAGGTACACCTTTAACAGCAACAAGTGCATCTTATCTTCCTACAAGTGGAGATTTAACTTTAACTATTCCTTCTCATGGATTAACAACATCTGATAATGTTGGAATTAGAACTAATTCTTTAGTATTTAAATGTTCTAAAGATGATTATGCTACTGACCATTATTATCCTAGACCAACAGATCCAGTAGCAGGTCTCATCACATCTATCAATTCTTATGATACGGATACACTTACAGTAAATGTTGGGGCAAGTGTGGGATCAGGTGCGGAGGTTACGGCCACAGTAGGTGCTGGTGGTACCCTATCCTTTGCTATTGGTGCAGGAGGTACGAATTATACCAATCCATATTTAGATATCCCTGAAGCATCTTATACCAACCTTTCAGTTACAGGTGTTTCTAGATTGGGTATAGGTGCAACTACTGATACTGGAGTTGGTTTATTATTAAATGTTGAAGTTAGTGCAAGTTCTACTGTGAGTGGTGCTTCTACTTATTTTGAGGTTCCTAAATGGGAAATTGCTAGAGATGGATATGCATTTAAAAAAGGAGATGTCTTTACTCCTGTAGGATTAGTAACTGATGCTAGTTTATCTTCTCCGATAGTTCCTTTTGAATTAACAGTTTTAGATACTTATAACGATTCTTTCTCTGCTTGGCAATTTGGTCAATTTGATTATATTGATTCTATTAAGAGTTTACAAGATGGATCTAGAAAAAGATTTGAATTAAGATATGATAATGAACTCTTAAGTTTCCAAGTTCAGGAAGGAACTAGTTTTGCTGGTGTAAATCTTGCAAATGCTTTATTAATTGTTGCAAATGGTGTAATACAAGAACCAGGTGTTTCTTATCTCTTTGATGGAGGTACATCCTTTGCATTTATAGAACCACCAAAACCAGAAGACGAAATTTCCATATTCTTCTATCGTGGAACTTCTGGATCCGATACTGAATTAGTAACAAATGTATATCCATCTTTAAAAGTAGGAGATACTGTTCAATTAGATAAAATTTTAAATAGTGTTCAAAATCAACAGTCTCGTGTAGCTACTGCTATTACTGCTACTGATATTATAGAAACTAATTTATATAAAGGAGTAGGTATTACAACTGAAGAAAAATCATTAAATTGGACAAAACAAAAAGTAGATAGAATAATAAATGGTGAAGTCGTTTACAAATCTCGACCTTCTTTAGAACCTTTAATATTCCCTACTGCAAAAATTATTGGTAGTCTTAAATCTACAGATACTGAAATATTTGTTGATGATGCTGTATTCTTTGATGAAGAAGGGGAAATTTCAGGATCGTCACCAATTAGTGGAAGAATAGTAGATAACAGTGTTACACGGGTTTCTGCTGCCATTACGGCTATTGTATCTACTGCAGGTACTATTTCTTCACTTGACATTGTAAATGCTGGTAGTGGATATATAGGGGCAACCACTTCTGTATCAATAGGAATTCCTACTACAGGTATTGGAACTACTGCAAATCCAACAGCAACAGCAACAGCAACTATAACTGGTGGTTCTATTAGTACAACTACCATTACTGCTTCAGGATTTGGATATACAGCAACTGCTGTTCCTAATGTTTTAGTAACTCTTCCTACATTTACTTCTGAATTGATTGGAAATATTACTTCTGTTAAAGGTTTCTCTGGAATTATTACTGGAATTGGTACAACCACAGGTGATGGCGTTCCATTAGCACTCAAATTTAGTTTGTTTGCTTCAAGTTATTCCGACTTAAATATCAATTATCCCATTTATATTACTAATACTACTGTAGGAACAGGAGTTACTTCAATATTTGATTCTGATAGTGAAGTGGTTGGTATTGGAACAACTTTCTTAGATAATATTTACAATATTAATCATATATGGAATTCTGGTACTGCTGGAATTATTACATGTAATATAAAATCAGATACTACGGTAACGGGATTATCAAGTACTGGTAGTTCTATGGATGCAATTGGTAGATTTTCGTGGGGTAGACTGGGTGGTTCATTCACAAGAGGCACTGAACCAGTATCACTCGGAGTAACTGGATTAACTATCAATTCTGGACTGACCACTTTCCCAACAATTCAACGTAGATCAAGTGGATTGAGAGATACTGGAGCTTTGGATCCATTCTATTCATAATCATAATACTCTTATAAATACCTAAAAACTAATTAATATGTCTGCTGTAGTCACAGATCAATTTAGAATAACTAACGCTGGTAATTTTGTAGATTCTGTACTAGATACTAATAATTCTTATTATGTATTTCTAGGCTTAAGTAATCCTACAACACCAAACCCTGGTTTTGGTAGAACCTCAGATTGGAATACTGCTGCTTCTGGTCCTCCTAATCCCATTGATAATTTCAGTTATGAATGGCAATATGGAAGTACATCTCTTTTTGGAAAAAAGATTAATAGTACTAATATTAGAAGAGTTGTAAGGAAAGTAGAATGGAAAGTTAATACTGCTTATGACATGTATAGGCAAGATTATAGTATTAACAATAAAGCTCCAGTTTCAGATACTGCAAGATTATATGATGCAAATTATTATGTAATTAATAGTGATTTTAATGTTTATATTTGTATAAGCAATGGATCTTCTGGTGAAGATTTGGATGGGGTCAATTCTAAGTTTGAACCAACGTCTACAGATTTAGAACCATTTTCTGCAGGTGCTGATGGTTATGTTTGGAAGTATCTTTTTTCAGTATCTCCCAGTGATATTATTAAATTTGATTCTACTGAATATATTGTGGTTCCTAATAATTGGGAAACAACAACCAATTCACAAATACAAAGTGTTAGAGAAGCAGGTGATTCCACAGTTAATTTTAATCAAATAAAAACAATATACATTAAAAATGCGGGAGATGGATATAAAAATGGAGGACCTTATAATGTAGATATATTGGGTGATGGTACAGGTGCTAAAGCTTCCATAACTGTTGCTGGTGGTAAAATTACATCTGCAGTCATAACGGCAGGTGGAAGTGGATATACTTATGGTGTAGTAGATTTAGGTGAGGCTCAACCAGCTGGTGTTCCTACCACATTTGCAGATTTAATTGTTATCATTCCACCTTCAAGAGGTCATGGATATGACATTTATAAAGAATTAGGTGCTGATAGGGTTTTGGTATATGCAAGATTTGATGATTCAACTAAAGATTTTCCAATAAGTACAAAATTTGCACAAGTTGGAATTGTAAAGAATCCATCAACTTACACTTCTCTGGGATCTACCTACACATCTAGTGAATATTCTTCTTTAGGAGCTATAAAATTAGATGATGGTGATACTGAAGGAGGAACGGGATATTGGTCTTCTACTCCCGCTATTGGTTCTAAAATACAACAAGTTGTAACTGGTGGAACAGCTAAAGGATATATTGCCTCTTATGATAAAGAGACTAGTGTTCTTAAGTATTATCAAGATCGTTCATTATATTTTAATCCAACAACAGGAGATCAAACAGATTATAAAGAGGTTTCTTCAGATTCTAAAGTTTTATCTTTTGAATCTTCCAGTTCTGTTATTACATTTGTGGGGGTAGATGATGTTAATGTTGCCACTGCTTTTACAGGTCGTACAATGACTTCAGGATTAAAAGAAATTGATTTGGGAGTTTATTTTACAGCTGGTCTTGCGGATTCAGAGATAAATAAAACATCTGGGAACATTCTTTATATTGACAATAGAGAAGAGGTTACCCGTAATATACGACAAAAAGAAGACATTAAAATTATTCTGGAATTCTAAAGAAACATGGCACAAGCAAAAGATTTAAATATAAGTCCTTACTATGATGACTTTGATCCCAGTAATAATTTTTACAAGGTTTTATTTAAACCAGGATTTCCAGTTCAAGCAAGAGAACTAACCAATCTTCAATCTATTGCTCAAAATCAAATAGAGACGTTTGGTAGTCATATCTTTAAGGAAGGGTCTATTGTAATTCCGGGTGCTCCTACTTTTGATAGTGCTTATTATGCCGTCAAACTTAACCCAACTCAATTTGGAATTGATATTTCCTTATATACTGATCAATTGGTAGGTAAAATTTTAGAAGGTCAAAGTTCTGGTGTTACTGCCGAAGTAGATTTTGTTGTATTACCAAACGGAAATGAGGTAGAAGATTTAACGATATATGTAAAATATTTAAATAGTGGTTCTACAGATTCTACAATAGTTGAGTTTATTGATGGGGAAGTATTATTTAGCCAAGAAAATATTGTTTATGGTAATACAACTATTAGTGCTGGTACTGGAGTTGTAACTTTAATATCTACTAATGCAACTGCTATAGGTTCAGCGGCCTTTGTATCTGAAGGTGTTTATTTTATTAGAGGAACTTTTGTAAACGTTAGTAGTCAGACACTTATTTTAGACTATTATACTAATACCCCTTCTTATAGAGTAGGATTAAAAATTGATGAGCAAATAATTAGTGCAAAAGATGATCCATCCCTTTATGATAATGCGTCTGGATTTACCAATTTTGCCGCACCTGGTGCAGATAGATTAAAAATTACTTTAACTCTTACTAAAAAATTATTAGACGATAAAAATGATCAAGATTTCTTTGAAATTTTAAGAATAAATAAAGGTCAAATTAGAAAAGTTAAAAATAAAACAGATTATAATTTAATTAGAGATTATTTAGCAGAAAGAACTTATGAAGAATCGGGAAATTATGCTATAGATCCTTTTAGTATATCTCTAGTAGATTCTTTAAATGATAGATTAGGAAATGGTGGAATATATTTTAGTGGAGAAAAAACAGAACAAGGAAATACACCTTCTGATGATTTAATGTGTTTGAAAATTTCTGGTGGGGAAGCTTATGTTAATGGTTATTCAGTAACCACAGATTCTTTAACTATTTTAGATGCTGATAAACCTAGAGATACTAGAACAGTGGGTGCATCTAATGTTAATTTTGAAATGGGGAATCGTATAGTAGTTAATAATGTTTTTGGTCAACCTCAATATAGAAAAGTGATTAATTTATATGATGACCTATTGGATAATAGTGGAACAACTGGTAGTGCTACATTAATTGGTGAGGCAAGATTATATTCTTTTAACTCAAAAGATTCTTCATATAAAGGTCCTTCTAGTGAATGGAATCTTTATCTTTATGATGTTAATACATATACTAAAATTACTTTAACCACTACTGTTAGTGCTACAGAATTACCAGCAACTGCAATTATTAGAGGATTGAGTAGCAATGCTACAGGATATGTTACTGCTGCTGGTAGTGGTTCTACTGTGATTTATTTGACTCAAACTTCAGGTGAATTTATTGTAGGAGAACAACTTAGTATTAATGGAGTTACTAATACTACAAGAACCGTTCAAGAAACAATTAATTATAATCCCAATGATATTAGATCTGTAAAACAAACTGCAGTTGCACCATATCTTCAAGATTTTACTGCAGATTCATCACTTAATCCAGTATCACTTCCTGGTGGTCTTAGGGATATATCAATTTCTGGTACTACAGTAACATGCGGTACTTCAATACCTTTTAGTGGTATTAAGGTTGGAGATGTTATTTCATATAATGCATCTAATGCAGAGGTTCCTACTTACAATAAAATTACATCTATTGCTCCTGATGCAAGATCATTCCAAGTGGGTAATATGCAAGATTCTGGTGGTGTTGCTGGAGTTTATAATGGAACTGTACAAAATGCTACATTTGCAGATGCTAGATTGCGAATAGCACAACTATGGACTAAAGATGATACAGCCCCTTTATATGAATTATTACCTGAGCCTAATATATCTTCTGTAGATCTTTTATCTTCATCTCTTAATATTTCTGCTCAAATAACAAGTCAGAGTGTGGTTGGATCAGCTGCCACGGTAAGTATTGATGATGTAAAGGATGGAAGTGGAGCTGGAATTTCAACGGCGTTTTTTGATTCTTATGGAGTAAGTAGATTTTCTATACATTATGGAACTGCTTCAAATGGAGTGGGTACAGTAAGTTCTGATAGTTATAATGATTTGAATAGTGGAGGATTTAAGGCATCATTTACTGGATTAACTGATGATTCTGCAGGAACTCTTGTTAATGTTACAGCAAAGAAACAAGGTATTCAAAGTAAAGTAAAAAATTATGAAAAAAGTAAATTACTTGATGTAACTTTATCTAGATTAGAACAATCGGGAACCGATCCAAATACATCTATTAATGATGGATTAACTCCTAATAGTGTGGCTTACGGTTTAAGAGTACAGGATGAAGAATTATCTTTAAATGTACCTGATGTTATAAGGGTATTAGCAGTTTATGAGTCTATTAATGGGGGTCAACCTACATTTGATACAGTTTCATTTAATGCAACTGCTAATGTTGCAACTAATGCAATTATTGGAGAAAATATTGTAGGTCAATCTTCTAAGGCTATTGCAAGAGTAGTAACAAATAATACCTCCAGTCCATCTTCTGGTGGAGCTAATAAATTAGGAATTGTATATTTAAATGATAAAGTATTTACTAATTTAGAGAATGTAGAATTTAAAGAATCTAATATTATAACAAATATTGATGGTATTAATACATCTGATACAGATGCACAATATCAAAACATTTCAAAATCGTTTACGTTAGATAAGGGTCAAAGAGATCAGTATTACGATTATTCTAGAATAATTAGAAAGAGTAGTTCATCTATTCCATCTAAAAGATTATTAATTGTTTATGATTGTTATACAGTACCATCTAATGATACTGGTGATGTATTTACAGTCCTTAGCTATGGGAAAGATAGATATAAAAAAGATATTCCATTAATTGGACCTTCTAGAGTAAGAGCAACTGATACTCTTGATTTTAGACCAAGAGTTCCTGTTTTTAGTGGTACATCATCTTCACCCTTTGCGTTTTCATCTAGAACTACTCCTTTCAATACCACTCCTAAATTCTTATTATCACCTAATGGAAGTACTATATTAGGTTATGATTATTATCTTGGGAGAATTGATAAAATTTATTTGAATGAATTTGGGGTATTAACATTACAAAAGGGACAATCAGATCCTATACCTCAACCTCCTGTAAATATTAACAACTCAATGGAGTTGGCAACACTTATTTTGCCCCCATATTTGTATAATCCAAGAGATGCACAAATTACATTAACTGATAATAGAAGATATACGATGAGAGATATTGGTCTTCTAGAAGATCGTATTGAAAATTTAGAGGAAGTTACTACCCTTTCACTTCTTGAAGTAAGTACTGAAGCTTTAAGAATTGAAGATGTGAATGGAAGAAATAGATTTAAAAGTGGATTCTTTGTAGATAGTTTTATTAATGATGATTTTGTTAATTATAATTTTTCTTCTATAGATGTTGATACGGAAAGAGGAGAAATAAGACCTATTATTGCCAGAAATAGTCTTCAAAGTCAACTTTTACCAGCATCTAACATAATTGATGAAGAATTTGATTCTGGTACAAATTATGAGTTGTTAGATCCTAATGTTAGAAAAACTGGAAATGCAGTAACTTTAAATTATGAAGAAGTTGAGTGGCTTGAGCAATCATATGCAACAAGAGTGGAAAATGTCAATCCTTTCCATGTAGTCTCTTATAGAGGTAGTATTACTTTATCTCCTTCAAGTGATAGTTGGGTAAGAACTATACGATTAGATGAAAGTGTTAGTGAAGCAAGTGAAACAAGAGAGGTTGATAACGTTCCTCCTTTAAACAGAAGAAGATGGTTCTTCCGTGTTCTTTTTGGCCGTCGAAGAGATAATCGTCCAACTAGAACGATTACTACTACTGAAATACAAACTAGAAGTAGTGATGTAATAGTTAATAGTGGTGATGATGAATTTATGAGGTCTAGAAATACTCAATTTAGTGCTGCTGATTTAAAACCCCAAACAAGATATTATCAATTCTTTGATGGTAATTCTGATGTTTCCTTTATTCCTAAATTATTAGAAATTGCTAGTGACAATACATTAGTAAACTCTGGATCTGTAGGTACTTTTAAAGTTGGAGAAACGGTAATAGGTTATATTGATGATCAAGAAGCTATTTCATTCAGAGTTGCTGCATCTAATCATAAAGAAGGTCCATTTAATGCACCAACTAGGGTATTTGATAATGATCCATATACCCAAGAAGTTTTGCAAAGTGAATACACTTCTTCATCTCCCATATTAAATGTAGATACATTAGCACTTTCTAATGAAGCACAAGGATTATATAGTGGATATGTCACTCAGGGAATGAGATTGGTTGGTCAAGAGGATGGAGCAGTTGCATATGTTAAAGATTTAAGATTAAAATCAGATCGTTATGGAGATGTAATTGGTTCATTCTTCTTACAAGATCCATATGCCGATCCTGCACCTATGGTTAGGATTGAAACTGGAAGAAAGGTTTATAGACTTAGTAGTGATGCTAATAATACTACACCTTTACGAGGTAGTAAAATAATTTCAAGTGCTCAATCTAACTATGAATCAAGAGGAACATTTATTGTCAACCAAATACAGACTGTTAATACTACAATAACAACTAATACTCGTGAGTTAGTTCCTGTTATTGCGGATGATGAAGATCCTTTAGCTCAATCATTTACTGTTGGTGGTAATATTGAAGCACCAGGTACAGCAGGAGTTGAAGGTGATGATAATGGAGTTACTATAACTTCTGTTGATTTATTCTTTGGAAATAGAGATCAAGATTCAAATGGAGTCGCTGGAAATAGTAGTGTAACGGTACAAATTAGAACAGTTCAATTAGGTATTCCTACAAGAAGATTATTAGGAACCCCTGTGGTTGTACCGTCTGAAGACATTACTACTTCAACTGATGGATCTGTTGCTACTAATGTTAAGTTTCCAGAACCTATCTATCTAGCACCAGGAAGAGAATATGCTATTGTTCTTCTTGCACCCACAAGTAATGCTTACGATGTATGGATTGCTAGGATGGGTGAAGATGCTGTTAATATACAAAGTCTTCCTAACGTATCTGCTATACAGTACAATCAACAATGGGCTCTAGGTAGTTTATTCAAGTCTCAGAATGGATCTATTTGGACACCTTCTCAAACAGAAGATTTAAAATTTAAGTTATATAAAGCAAACTTTACTTCTACTACTGGAACTGCATATTTTGCAAATCCTACTTTAAATCAAAGTAATGGATATGTTCCTACATTGGAAGATAATGCAATAATTACTCTTCCTAAAACAGGACAAATAGGTATCACAACTCTCATAACAGGTAATAGTGGTATTACAACTTTCACTCCAGGTAGAAAAATTGTTGGACATAGTAATGATGGGGTTATTGCTTATGTGGTGGGTACTGGATGTTCAGTTGCAGGTGCAAGTGGAATTGTTACAGGTGGCTTTGGTTATGAGGCAACCGTCGGAACTGTTAATACATTTAATATAGTAGGTAAAGGTGCAGGATATCAATTGAATAATCTTACAGTTGATGCTAATGGTTCAATTACTGGATTTGGAACTGAAAATGTGGGAACAGGATATACTGGAGGTGATATTGTAGGCCTTACTACATCTGATATGACTGGAAATATTGGTGAGGGTGCATTAATAAGAATTAGTGATAATGGTGGTATTGATACATTGTATCTTTCAGGAATACAAGGAACAAATGCAACTGGTGGATTTAAATTTAATGAAGATTTGAGGTATTATGATAATGCAGGTGTTATTAAAAATACTAATCAAAAACTTCTTACCAATTTAGTTGCAGATGCTGTTCCTAATGATGGAACACATATTAAAGTAAATGAATTTGATCATGGTATGCATTCTAATCAAAATGTTCTTATATTGAATGATATTAAAAGTAATTTGGATACAACTGTACTTAATACCGATTTTACAACTTCGGATCTTACAATTAGTGTGGGATCTACACAAAGTCCTGATTTTAACACCTTTGAAGGTATTCCTGTAGGAGCTGCTAATACTGGATATGCAAGAATTGGTGATGAAATTATTGGATATGAATCAGTTGGTGCAGGAATTTTAGAATCTCTTACAAGAGGAGTAGATTCCACATTATCCATTCCTTATAATTCAAATTCAACAGTGGAAAAATATGAACTTAATGGTGTTTCTCTCAGAAGAATAAATACCCAACATGATATTTCTTCTTTTGGTATTGATTTAGATAATTATTATGTTGGTTTTGCTGCAACTATGGGAAGAAATAGATCTGTTGATGAATTAGCAGATAATATACCAGCTTTATCATTTGAGAGTGAAGGATTCTTTGGTGGATCTAATGCAACTGGTACTCGAAATATTCAATATGATTCTATAATTCCTAGTTATAATGTATTCACTCCATCAGCAATAACGGCTGCTACTGCAACTGTTAGAACTGTAAGTGGAACTAGTGTTGATGGAACAGAAACCTCATTTGTAGATCAAGGTTTTTCTCCTGTTCAACTCAACACATTAAATACTTTTACAACACCTAGAGTTGTGTGTTCTAAGATAAATGAAACTACGTATTTGACAAATATTGAAAGGAATAAATCATTTACAACAGCGATTACATTAGCAAGTGGTCATGAAAATGTATCTCCAATAATTTTTACAGATATTGCATTTACTGAATTTAGATCTAATAGGATAAATAATCCAGTTTCTAATTATGCTAAGACTGATTCTGTAAATTCTCCACTTTTTGATCCTAATAGTGCAATTTATGTTTCTAGTCCTATTTCTTTAGATAATCCAGCAGATTCCTTAAAAGTAATTTTCTCAGCATATAGAGGTGCTTCATCGGATATTAGAGTTCTTTATTCATTAAGAAGAACTACCGATGTGTCTGAAGCTTTAGAAGAATTTGAATTGTTCCCTGGATATGACAATTTGACTGATTCTACGGGTAATGGATTTGGTGATTTAGTAATTGATCCATCTAATAATGATGGTAAACCTGATGCTTTTGTTCCCGCAAGTTTAGAGGATCAATATTTAGAATATCAGTTTACTGCAAATAATTTAGGTGAATTTGTAGGATATTCTATTAAAATAATAATGGCAGGAACTAATCAAGCAGATGTTCCTAAAATTAGAGAACTTCGTTCAATCGCAGTCAGATGATTAAAGTTAAAGGATATTCTCATTTATATCGGGATGAAAAAACAGGAGCTATCATTAATACAGATACTTCTGCATATCATTCCAGATTAAATACAATTGCCTCAATAGAGAATGAAAAGAATGAGATTAACAAAATGAAAGAAGATATTAATGAAATAAAAGGTCTTTTAAAAGAGCTTGTTGAAGCGAAATATAAATAACTAATAAGGTTCTTGTGAGACTATATGGCGGCCGTATATGTTAGTAATCTTGTAATCAATACGGGAAGTACTTTTACACAAACATTTAATTTAGAAGCTACGAATACCAATGCTCCATTGGATTTGACGGGTTACACTGCTAGTTCTCAAATGAGAAAATGGGCGGGTAGTTCTACAGCAACTACTTTTACTGCGACTATTACTAGTCCTCCTACAGCAGGAGTAATAGAAATAGGGTTGACGGCGGCTCAAACTGCTGAATTACCAGCAGGAAGGCAGGTTTATAATATCTTAATTACCAAAGGTTCCATAACGGAAACAGTTGTTGAAGGAATGGTTCTTGTAAGGGAAGGGGTAACAAGATAATGCCAGATATAAAGGTTAGAGTAGGTGCTCAGAATGCAATTAAAGTACTCTCCAGTGCATCTGGTGGTAATGCTCTGTTTGCCGATACTGCGACCAATGTTATTGGTGGAATAGCATCAGTAACACAATTAGATTCGTCTGGTATTTCTACTATACAATCCCTTCGGGTTTCGGATACTCTTCGTATCACAGGTTTATCAACTTTTATTGGTATAGCTACTTTTAATAGTAATTTATATGCGGCCGGTAATGTTACTATTGGTGGTACTCTTCAAGTTGGAGATACTATTTTTGGTACGGATATTGATACTAGAAATTTAAGATCTAGTGGAATTACAACTCTAGCTGCTAATGGAGGAATTACTACCACTGGTGGAGATTTATATGTTGGTGGTGATTTATATGTTAAGGATGATATTACATATGATGAAGTTAATGGTAGAAATCTTAATATAACTGGTATTTCAACTCTTGGTATTTCATCTGCAGCGACCTTAAATGTAGTTGGTATTTCTACTCTGGGTACAGTAAATGTAACTGGAGTATCTACATTTTCTAGTCCTGTAAGTTTTGGTTCTTCTGCAATATTTGGAGATAATGATAAAATATTATTGGGAGATGGAGCAGATCTACAAATATTTCACGACTCAGTTAACAGTTTCATTACTGATGCAGGTACAGGTGATCTTAAATTAATAGGTGCTGGTAATATAGTTCTTGAAAATTCAACTCTTGGTACAAATAGTGCTGTATTTGATACTACCGGGGGTATAGATCTTTATTGGGGAGGTGCTGGTACTGGTAAGAGATTAGAGATTGCTGGTTATGGTGCTACGATCACTGGAGATTTATATCTAAGTGGTGATTTATTTACAGGCGGTGAAGGTAAGATTGGTGAAGATGTTACCACTAGAAATTTAGATGTAACTGGTATTTCTACCTTACGTGGAACTTTAAGTGTTGCTGGTGTCACTACATTCACTTCTTTAGTTGATGCTGATTCTGGAATAGATGTTACTGGACACAGTGAACTTGATACGGTGTATGTATCAGGTCTTTCTACATTTGTAGGAGATGCTAAATTTGACGGTAATGTTTCTATTGCAGGAACATTAACAAAAGAAGATGTAACAAATATTGATTCTGTTGGAATTGTTACTGCTGGAAAGGGACTTAGAGTTACCACTGGTGGAATAGTTGTAACTGCTGGTATTACTACATTCAATGATGATGTACAATTCCCTGGTGCTGCATATAATATTCTATGGGATCAAGCAACAAGTAAGTTTAAGTTTGATGACAGTGCCCAATTAGTATTTGGTAGTGCATCAGGCGGTGATATGAAACTATTCCACCAGAGTGGAAATAGTACTATAAGAAATGAAACAGGGCAATTTAGAATTGCTGGTAATGATATAAGATTACAAACCCAAAATCATAGTGAGGATTACCTTTTAGCTGTTGATGGTGGGTCTGTATCTATATTTTATAATGATATAAAACGTCTGGAAACTAGTTCTTCTGGAGTTGATATTACCGATACTTTAAATGTTGCTGGTATTTTAACTGCAGCAACTGCTAATGTTACTGGAACATTAACTGCTGGATTAATCGATGGAGGATCTTACTAATGGCAAAACCAACAACTAGACTAGAATTTAAAAATTACTGCCTCAGACAATTAGGTGCTCCTGTATTGGAGATTAACGTTGATGATGATCAGGTAGATGATTTAATAGATGATGCGTTACAACTTTTCAATGAACGTCATTTTGACGGTGTTGAAAGGATGTATTTGAAATATAAAGTAACACAAGATGATATTGATAGAGGAAAGGCAGATCCTACTACGGGTGTAGGTATTGTTACAACAACTGCAAATTCTACTGATGTAAGTGGTGTAGGAACTATGTCATTCAATTGGTATGAAAATTCTAATTTTATTCAAGTTCCAGAATCAGTTATAGGTGTAGAAAAAATATTTAAATTTGATACTAGTTCTATTTCAGGTGGAATGTTTAGTATTAAATATCAGTTATTTTTAAATGATTTGTATTTTTTCAATTCTATTGAATTACTACAATATTCTATGGTAAAAACTTATCTAGAAGATATAGATTTTCTACTCACTACTGATAAGCAGATAAGATTCAATCAAAGACAAGATAGATTATATCTGGATATTGATTGGGGTTCAGAAGAGGCTGGAACTTATTTTGTTCTTGATTGCTATAGACTTTTAAATCCTACAGAATTTACTGGTGTATGGAATGATTCATTCTTAAAGAGATATGCAACTGCTCTTATAAAAAGACAGTGGGGTCAAAATTTAATTAAGTTTAGAGGAGTTAAATTGCCTGGTGGAATTGAGTTTAATGGAAGAGAAATATATGATGATGGGCAAAGAGAAATAGATTATATTAGAGAAAAAATGAGTAGTGAATATGAACTACCACCTCTTGATTTGATAGGATAATGGCATTAAACCCCTTCTTTTTACAAGGTTCTCAAGGAGAACAAAGACTTGTTCAGGATTTAATTAATGAGCAGTTAAAGACCTATGGCATTGATGTAGTTTATTTGCCTAGAAAAATTATAAAAACAGATAATATTTTTAGGGAAGTAGAGGACTCTGCATTCAATGATAATTTTTCTATTGAGGCATATGTAAACACATATGAAGGGTATACTGGTGCTGGAGATATAATGACTAAATTTGGTATGAGTCTAAAAGATGATTTGGTTGTTACAATATCCAAAGAAAGGTTTGAGGATTTCATTTCTCCCTTTTTATTAACAATGCCAGCGAGTGAAATTAATGTAGCTACTAGGCCAAGAGAAGGTGATTTAATATATTTCCCATTGGGACAAAGAATGTTTGAGGTGAAATTTGTAGAGCATGAAAAACCATTTTACCAATTACAAAAAAATTACGTTTATGAATTGCAGTGTGAATTATTTGAACTTGAAGATGAGTTTGCTGGATGGAATCAAGAATCAACATCTAATCAGGAACTTGATGATTCTGTAATGGAGTACGGTTATATGACTGAATTGAAATTAATTTCTATAGGATCTACGGCATCTTTAGGTGTATCTACATCTACAGGATATGTTAGAAATATTCTTCTTAATAATGATGGTTATGATTATACACAAGTTCCTGCAGTGGCAATCAGTACGGCTCCTTCTGGTGGAGTAGATGCTACTGCAGTTGCTATAACTACATCTGTTAATAACATATACTCTGTTAAGGAAATATTATTAACCCAACCAGGTATGGGATATACTATGCCACCTACAGTTAGTATTGTAAGTGCAGCAACCACTACTACTAATGGAATTACTACTACACATGGAGTAGGAGCAGCCGCAACTGCAGTAATAGTTGAAAGTGGTATAGGAATCGGAACTGTTACTGTTGATATTCCTGGTAGTGGTTACCCTATTGCACCAGATTTATATTTCACAACTCCAACTTCTGGAGTTGGTACAGCAACTGGACGAGTACTTGTAAGTATTGCTAATACTATTACACAGGTTCTAATTTCCGATGCTGGTATTGGATATACTGCTGGAACAGGAATAGCAACAGTTTCTCCACCTCCATTAATTACAGGTATTGGAACTTATCAATTTAATGAGCAGGTTACGGGATCTATTTCTGGAGCTATTGGTAGAGTTAAGAGTTGGGATAAGGATGCAGGTACTCTTAAATTGGGAACTACCGATGGTACGTTCATACCTGGTGATATTGCTATTGGATCCACCTCTGGTGCAGAGTATACTGTTGATTATATTGAGGCGGCTGAATTTGAGGATAAATATGATCAGAACACTGAAATAGAGACAGAAGCAGACGCTATTGTGGACTTTAGTGAATCAAATCCCTTTGGACAAGTATAATGTTAGGCACTTATTATTATCACGAAATTATTAGAAAGACTATTATCTCTTTCGGTACTGTTTTTAATCAAATAGGTATTAGGCATAGTGATACAGGTGAAATGCAAGTTCCCTTATCATATGGCCCTGCTCAAAAATTTCTTGCTAGATTAGAGCAGCAAGCAGATTTAAATAAATCAGTTCAGATTACATTACCTAGAATGTCATTTGAAATGAATACTATTGCATATGATCCTACTAGGAAAGCAGGTGTTACTCAGACATTTAAGACTTCTGATGGTACAAACTTAAAAAAAGTCTATATGCCTGTTCCATATAACATCGGATTTGAGTTAAGTATTTTCACAAAATTAAATGATGATGCATTGCAGATTGTAGAACAAATATTACCATACTTCCAACCTTCATTTAATCTTACGGTAGATTTAGTAAGTTCAATTGGAGAAAAAAGAGATATTCCTGTTATATTAGATAATATATCTTTTCAAGATGATTATGAAGGAGATTTTTCCACTAGAAGAGCACTTATCTACACTTTAAATTTTACTGCTAAGACTTATCTATTCGGTCCTATTGCTGCTACTACGGATGGCCTGATTAAGAAAGTTCAAGCAGACATTTATGGTAGTACTGATACTAAGACTGCTAAACGGGAAATGAGATATACTGCTACTCCTGTTCCTGCTGATGCTGGACCTGGTGATGATTTTGGATTTAGTGAAAGTTGGCAAGATTTGGGGGATGCTAGATCTTATAGTCCAACAAGACAAGAGGATATTTAATAGTCATGTCTAGTTATGATCCTATTGATGAAGCACTTAATACTAAAAGTGATATCATAAAGGCAGATGCTCCTGCTAAGGTTGAAGTATCCCAAAAACCTGATGAGGTTAAAAAGGATTATGAATATAGTCGTGCTAATTTATATTCCTTGATTGAAAAGGGTCAAGAATCTCTTAATGGTATAATGGAAGTAGCAGGTGAAACTGCAAGTCCTAGAGCTTATGAGGTTGCTGGTCAAATTCTTAAGTCAGTTGCTGATACTACTGATAAGTTGATGGAACTTCAGAAAAAAGTTAGAGAAGTTGATGAAGAGATGAATAAAACTACTAATAATGTTACTAATAATGCTGTGTTTGTAGGATCTACAACTGAGTTATCAAAGATGCTGAAAGATGGATTTCTAAATAATAATAAGAAATCTTAAGTAAATCTTATGACAACTCCATGCGACTGTAAGGGATGTGGATGCGATCCCTGTATAAAATGTGGTAAATCACACCATTAATTGAGGACTTAGATTATGGCTTCCAATGAGATATATTTGGGTAATCCCAATTTAAAGAGGGCTAATACTCAACATGAGTATACTGAAGAGCAGATAATAGAGTTTATGAAATGTAAACAGGATCCTGTTTATTTTGCAAGAAATTATATTCAAATTGTTTCTCTGGATTATGGATTAGTAAAATTTGACATGTACGATTTCCAAGAGAAATTGATTGAGAGATTTCATGAACATAGATTTAATATATGTAAGATGCCACGACAGACTGGTAAGTCTACGACGTGTGTGTCTTATTTACTGCATTATGCAGTTTTTAATGATAATGTAAATATTGCTATTCTTGCAAACAAGGCATCTACTGCTAGAGATTTGTTAGGTAGGTTACAACTGGCATATGAAAATTTACCTTCATGGATGCAACAAGGTATAATCTCTTGGAATAAAGGTAGTTTAGAATTGGAGAATGGTTCTAAAATATCCTCAAACTCTACCTCATCATCTGCTGTTCGTGGTGGATCTTATAACGTTATATTCCTTGATGAGTTTGCATTCATTCCAAATCACATTGCCGATGATTTCTTTGCATCAGTTTATCCTACAATTACATCTGGTCAATCTACTAAGGTTATTATAGTTTCTACCCCACGGGGTATGAATCATTTCTATCGTATGTGGCACGACAGTGAGAAGGGAAAGAATGAATATGTTCCTACTGACGTTCATTGGAGTGAAGTTCCTGGTAGGGATGCTGTGTGGAGAGAACAGACTATTGCAAATACTTCTGAGGAGCAATTCAAGATTGAGTTTGAGTGTGAGTTCTTAGGATCTGTTAATACTTTAATTGCTGCAACTAAACTTAAAAATCTTGTATATGAGGAACCTAAAAAGAGAAATGCAGGTCTTGATATTTACGTAGATCCAATAAAAGATCACAATTATATAATTACCGTTGATGTTGCCAGAGGATTGGGTAATGATTATTCAGCTTTCCTCGTTTTTGATATAACAGAATTTCCATATCAAGTCGTTGCCAAATATAAGAATAATGAAATTAAACCAATGCTATTTCCTAATGTTATTTTGGATGTGGCAAAAGGGTATAATGAAGCATATTTATTGATAGAGGTAAATGACATAGGAGATCAAGTAGCAAGTATTCTTCAATATGATTTGGAGTATGAGAATCTCTTAATGGCGACAATGAGAGGTAGAGCAGGTCAAATAGTTGGGCAAGGTTTTTCAGGTAAGAAAACTCAATTGGGAGTTAGAACAACTTCTGCTGTTAAAAAATTGGGTTGCTCCAATTTAAAGACTATGCTTGAGGATGATAAAATACTTTTATGGGATTATGATATTATTTCAGAATTAACTACATTTGCTCAGAAACATAATTCTTTTGAAGCAGAAGAAGGTTCTAATGATGACTTAGCTATGTGTCTGGTTATATTTGCATGGTTATGTGCACAGGACTATTTTAAGGAGATGACTGATAATGATGTTCGTAAAAGAATATATGAAGATCAAAAAAATCAGATAGAACAAGACATGGCTCCCTTTGGATTTATTGCAACTGGATTGGAAGATGAGAGTTTTGTAGATAAGGACGGAGATACATGGCATGTAGACGAATATGGGGATAGATCTTACATGTGGGATTATCAATGATGAAAAAATGCATGTAAAAAAGATAATTTAATAAATATTTCTAGAATAAATTTGGACTGCGAGGGTAATTAAGATGCCGCTAAATCTAGCATCTCCTGGAATTCTGGTTAAGGAGATTGATTTAACTCTTGGGAGAATTGATCCGACATCAGATAAATTAGGTGGAATTGTAGGCCCTTTTGCAAAAGGACCAGTAGGAACTCCTACACTTATCACTACTGAAAACGACTTATTAAATACATTTGGACAACCATATGATACTGATAAGCAATATGAAACATGGTTAACAGCATCATCATATCTGGCATATGGTGGAATTTTAAATGTTGTAAGAGCTGACGATTATAACACAACTACAGGAGTGGGTCTAAAGAATGCTTTTGTAGGAACTGCTTCAAGTATAAGAGTGAAGAGTGCAGAGAATTATGAAGAATTAGGATATGATCAGAGTCCTATTGCAGGTGCAACTGTTCTTGCGAGAAATCCTGGAACATGGGCAAATGATATTAGAATTGGAATTATTGATGGCAGAGCAGATCAGACTATTGGTATTGATACTACAGGTGCAACTTCATTTAGTGATACAGTATCTAACTTAAGTGGTACTTTGGTAGGTTCTGCTTCTACTATTTCATTTGATAGTACGACTAGTATTACTGTTGGATTAGAAGTTAAATGTGATGTTGCAGGTGTTGTTGCAGCAGGAACCACTGTTCTTGCCGTACCTGGTGGAGGATCGGCTGGTATTGTTACCATCTCTACTTCATCAGCATCAAGTGTAGATTTAACAACAACATTTGATTTTGGAACCACTACCACTGTTACTGCAGATTTAGCAGTTGGATATGGAATTACTCAAGCAGTTCCTGCAGGAACTATTGTTTCTAAAACAGGAGTTGGTGCTGGTACTACTGAAGAACTTGATGGATACTTTAAGGGTATTATTACTGAAATTGGTACTGGAGAAGTAGGAGTTAAATTCCTAAGTCATGTTAATGCATTTTCCACAGAAACTGCTCAATCTTATAATAGCATTTATCAGTTTAGTACAGATTCTACAGTTGCTATTCATTCTACAGGTCAGACAACTTCATACGGATCTACCGCAGTTACAAGTTCAGTAGATTGGTTTGATCAGCAAACACTTGACCTCACAACTGCAACAGTAGGTGGAGCAACTACAACCACCACAGTAAAATGGAATACTCTTTCAGAGCGTCCTACTACATCAGAGTATGCAGCTGCTAGAGGTGCAAGATTTGATGAATTACATGTTGTGGTAATAGATGGTAAAGGAACTATCAGTGGAAATGCTGGAACGATTCTTGAAAAACACTTAAATCTTTCTAAGGCAAAAGACGCTGAGTTTTCTGTAGGATCACCTCAATGGTGGAGAAAATATATTGAAACTAATTCAACAAATATCTTTGCTGGTGGAGAACCTGCAGGAGTGGTAACTACTGGATATAGTTCAGGATTTACTCTTGCTGGTGATACTGGTTGGGATCAAGATGCTGAAGGTATTATCTTTGGTTCAATTGGTAATTTGAATACAGTATTAAAAGATGGTAAGGATTATGGTGGTATTTCTACCATTACTTCAACTGGAGCACTTAATTCTGGATTAGATGACTTAGTTACTGGTTATGGATTATTTGAGAATGATACTAATGTTGATGTAGATTTCTTATTGATGGGATCTGCCAAAGAAGGGCAAAATGAAGCAAGGGCTCTTGCAACTAAATTGATTTCGGTTGCAGAGTTGAGAAAGGATGCAGTTGCATTTATTTCTCCTTATAGAGCATCTATGATAACTGACAATCCTAGTCAAGAAACCGTGGATGTTGTTTTAGGTGATTCTAAAATTACTGATAATGTAATTAATTTCTTTGAACCTATAACTTCTTCATCATATGCTGTATTTGATAGTGGATACAAGTATATGTTTGATAGATTTGCAAATACATTCAGATATATTCCATTAAATGGTGATATTGCTGGATTATGTGCTAGAACGGATATTAATGCGTTCCCTTGGTTCTCACCTGCAGGTACTGCTAGAGGTGCTATTCTTAATGCTGTTAAGTTAGCATACAATCCAAGTAAGGATCAAAGAGATCGTCTTTATTCTGCAAGAGTTAATCCTGTAATTTTCTCACCTGGTGCTGGAATTGTATTATTTGGTGATAAGACTGCATTTGCTAAAGCATCTGCATTTGATAGAATTAACGTTCGTAGATTATTCCTCTTCCTTGAAGATGCAATTTCTGCTGCTGCAAAAGATCAACTCTTTGAATTCAATGATGAAATTACAAGGACTAACTTTGTAAACATTGTTGAACCTTTCCTACGTGATGTTCAGGCAAAACGAGGAATTACTGATTATGTTGTTATTTGTGATGAAACAAATAACACTGCCGCAATTATTGATGCAAATGAGTTTGTGGCTGATATATACATTAAGCCTGCAAGATCAATCAACTTCATTGGTCTTAATTTCATCGCCACTAGAACTGGCGTTGCATTTGAAGAAGTAATCGGTAACGTTTAATAGAGGTTTAAAAAAATGCCAAGCCGTGTTCAACAAAATAGCATTCCTTTAAGGAAGATTAGCGATTTTAAAAGTAAGTTAACTGGTGGTGGTGCTAGGCCGAATCTTTTTGAGGTTGAGTTAGCGTTTCCACAAGCAGTTGCAATAGAAAATGATGTCTTACAAAAATCAAGATTTTTAGTTAAGGCAGCAGCACTTCCTGCATCTACCATTTCACCAATTGAAGTTCCATTCCGAGGAAGGATACTTAAAATTGCAGGAGATAGAACATTTGAGACATGGACAATTACTGTTCTCAATGATGTTGATTTTGTTATTCGTTCTGCTTTTGAGAAGTGGATGAATATCATTAATAGTATGGAAGATGCCACAGGGGTTCAGAACCCTGATGAGTATCAAAAAGATGCAATGGTTCATCAGTTAGATCGTGATGGTGGTATTCTTAGATCTTACAAGTTCTGGGATATTTTTCCAACTAATATTTCCACAATTGACCTAAGTTATGAGACTACCGATACTCTAGAAGAGTTTACTGTAGAGATGCAAGTTCAGTGGTGGGAAGCATATAAAGGTACTTCACCTGCGGCTGGCGGTGAAAATATCAGATAAATAGTGCTATAATAGGTAAAAAGATTATACAATGGCAAGACTTTTTGGCTTTTCTATTGAAAAAGAAAAGAAATCCCCTGGAGTAATATCCCCCGTTCCTCAGAATAATGAGGACGGGGTTGATAATTATATTTCCAGTGGTTTTTATGGTTCTTATGTAGATATTGAAGGTGTCTATAGAACCGAATATGATTTGATAAGAAGATATCGTGAGATGGCATTGCATCCAGAATGTGATGGTGCTGTTGAAGATATTATAAATGAAGCAATTGTCAGTGACTTATATGACACTCCAATTGAGATTGAATTATCTAATTTAAATGCAAGTGACAAACTTAAAAAAGCAATTAGAGATGAGTTTAGAAATATAAAAGATATATTAGATTTTGATAAAAAATCGCACGAAATACTTAGAAATTGGTATGTAGATGGAAGATTATATTATCTGAAGGTTATTGATGTCAAAAATCCAGAAGAAGGAATACAGGAATTAAGATATATTGACCCCATGAAAATGAGGTTTGTTCGTCAAGAAAAGAAGATGAGCAAAGAAGATGCAATGAAGATTAAGATGAATGGAGAAAAAGATGATGCAAAGATTGTAGCTCCTGAAATTGAAGAATATTTTGTATATACACCAAAGTCTAATTATCCATCAGGAATGGTCAGTGGTAGTGGAGCATCTAAAGGTGTAAAAATATCAAAAGATTCTATCACTTATGTAACATCTGGTTTAGTTGATAGAAATAAAGGAATTGTTCTTTCTTATTTACAAAAAGCAATTAAGGCCCTTAATCAACTTAGAATGATTGAGGATAGTCTTGTTATCTACAGATTATCAAGAGCACCAGAAAGAAGAATATTCTACATTGATGTTGGTAATCTTCCAAAGGTAAAAGCAGAGCAATACCTCAGAGAGGTAATGAGTCGTTATCGTAACAAGTTAGTATATGATGCTAACACTGGTGAAGTTAGAGATGATCGTAAGTTTATGTCTATGATGGAAGATTTCTGGTTACCTAGAAGAGAAGGTGGTAGAGGAACTGAAATCACAACACTTCCTGGTGGCCAAAACTTAGGAGAACTTGCTGACATTGAGTATTTCCAGAAGAAACTTTATAGAGCATTAGCTGTTCCTGAATCTAGAATTGCATCAGATGGTGGATTCAATTTGGGTAGGTCATCAGAAATCTTAAGAGATGAACTTAAGTTTTCTAAATTTGTAGGACGTTTAAGAAAGCGTTTTGCACATATGTTCACAGATATGCTTAAGACTCAATTGATTCTTAAGAATATTGTAACTCCTGAAGATTGGGAAGATTTGAGTGAGCATATTCAATATGATTTCATTTACGACAATCAGTTTGCTGAATTAAAAGAAACTGAGATGATGAATGAGAGATTAGGAACTCTTGCTACTATTGAACCTTATATTGGAAGATTTTATTCACAAGAATGGGTTCGTAAGAATGTTTTACGTCAAACTGATGGGGAAATTATAGAACAAGATGAACAGATAGAAAAAGAAATAAAAGATGGAATTATTCCTGATCCTGCCGCTATGGATCCTATAACTGGTGAACCATTACCAGCAGAAGGTGAAATGGATATGATGGGTGATATGCCATTAGAAGCTGATGGTGCAATCACTAATGGTCAGATGGGAAAAGACATCAAGAAAGCAGAGATATAAATAAAGAATAGGATTATATTAATTTTCATGGAAGAAATTGTCAATTTGATTGCTACTGACTCTTCAGCAGCAGATATTAGTGATAGAATGAAAGATGTTCTGTTTACGAAAGCAGCAGGAAAGATTGATGCTCGTAAACCAGAAGTAGCACTTTCTATGTTTGATACTAGTACACCTGAAACTGTAGAAAACACCGAGGATCAAGAATAATGTCTCAACTTATAAAAATACTTGACTCAGCTA